CTATATATAAGATGCTCTTCCAGTCTATACATCTGCTTAGTAGCCTTATTATATACGTTATCCAGATAAGTAAAGCTAGTACCATTAGCACTATAGCAAACTGCACTATAGTTACATTCCTTATTATCCCAAGTACATATAGCAAATTCTTCTGAATCCATCTCATTTACAAAGTCCTCGTTTATAATGTTGCTGTATTCAGTATCAGAATCCTTATCTGCTTCCTTCTGAAAGTTCTGAACTTTAGCCTGTATATCAAAATTAGACAACCAGACTGCATCACATCTATAACTATTATCCACCTTGTGCGGATGGTATAATGTAAATGTAGGCTTGCCAATAATCACTTCATTTGTACTAGGCATCGGAATAGCATAGCCTTCACCTTCTAACCCCATATCCCAAGTAATATTGTTCTTTACTGGGAAACTTCTGTTAATACAATGGTCTGTCTGTCCTTGATTGTCAAAATAAAGCTTAAAAGTAGAATCTGTAGTAGTCCATTGTATACCATTCCAGTACATATTACCGTACTTTAACTTACAGTCTATATATAGATTGTCTGGGTTGAAGTCATCATTCTTATTGCTAACCCCTGCATTATATACATCTCACCTTCCCTATCCATAAATAGGAAATTACCCTTAATAATCAGATAGGTAGAACCACCAATAAATGACACATTGGAATCATTCACAGCCAATTCAAACATTGGTCTTAACTGACCGTCATAAGTGTTATGAATATGCAATAACACATAATCGGTAAAGTTAATATCATTGTACTTCTTATTGAAGTTATCAGTCTTTTCAAAGAAAGCCTTACATATAGTTGCGCCTACCAAGTTTTGGCTTGTACCATAATTAAACACCATTGGTTCTAATACCATATTTAATGTATTCTTATCATAGTAATAGCAAGTATAGTTCTTATGCTTTAAATACTTAAAGAAACATTTGTGCATACCACCTTTACCATCTTCATTTACTTCCTGCACATAAGACCAGCTACCACCATAGTTAGTTAAATACTTCTCATCCCAGATACTAGGTATAATGCTGTCAAAGCTGTATAGACTGTCTTTAACAGTAACCTTATTATATACATTATCTAAGGATAACTGACCACCATTTTCAACATAATCACTGGCTTCTATTTCCTTAGATTGCTGCAAAGTAACCTTAGTAGGTGTTTCTGTTCCTAAAGTAAATCTATAGTAAGTATTGATTCCATTTTTAATAGCATCATAATCCAAGAAGTAAACCTTATCACCATCAGCTACAGCAGTTACATTAAGGTATTTACAAACTTCTTCCAGAACTTCCTGCATAGTCATAGGTTCATCATCTTCATCAAAGAAGTTCTGTTCACTGATATACATCTTACTAGGTAAACAAAAGTCAGATGTAGCATTTAATTGTGTATTATCTGAAATATAGAAAGAACTATAAGCATTACATTTACTAAGCAGATGGTTTATAATCTGGGTAAATGAAACTATATTCTTCTTACCGCCTATAGTGGTGTACTTATAATACTGTAATGTGCTGAGTGCATCTATGGCTTCTACCTCTATTTCTTCTAATTCATTCTCATAGCCTTGACTGTATAGATTGGGTGTTACATACCCAACCCATACAATACCACTAGCACTACTAAGAACTACCTTATTCTGTTGTGCTGTACTACTATACAAATCAAACTTATAATCGTCTGTAATCATTCCTATAGTAGCACTGCTATACTTACAAGGTTTATATAGATGTGAATCAGAAGTTTCTAACTCGGTTATGAATGGTGTAGCAGATAAAGTAATGTTCTGCACTTCTCCAGAACCTATTTCCAATGTGTATAGCTTCTCATTTATATCATAGAATTGTGCTGTATATTTCATCTTACTTTAGCTGTTTTATTATTGTAATTGGCTAGAACTCCTACAAGTTCCTTGCCTCTAATCTTAAACTCTACCTGACCACCGCCAGCAGAACCTATAATCCCATTGCCATTAAGCAGGTTAAACAGATTCCTTTGCTGTCTGTTATTAAGAATCATTTCACCAGCATTTACCCTAGCCAGGTTCATATCTCCAATAGTACTATTGCCAGCGAATATACCACCAGTACTAAAGGAAGGAATACTAGCCAAAGCTGCTACTACAGCCGCTGCTGCTGCACCTGCCAACAACCATCCTACAAACGGGGTTTGGGCTGCACTGGCTACACCACTGGCAATAGCTTCACCTTTCTTGGCTGTAGTTAATGCTACAATTTGTGGGATAGCTGCCGCTACAGCACTAATCAAATTAGCACCCCAACTTAACCAAGCTGCCGCACCTTCATTGGTCATATTGGTTACAGAACCCATAATAGAAGCTATAGCACCTAAACTTTGTGCATACTCATTATTCAGTTTGATATTCTTATTAGTAATAGGGCTACTAAACTTAGGAAGTGAAGTAGGTATTTCTGGCTTCACCATACCAGCCAAACCAGCAGGTTTGCCATCCAACTTACCAGTAGGTGCATTAGGATATTTGTACTGGAACTCTATTACCCGCTTCTGTTCAGTAAGTGCATTTAGTTCAGCATTGATTCTTATCCTATCTTCATTACTAATAGCTAGGTTTAATTCCTTTCTTAAAGATGCTATCTGTGCATCCAGTTCTGCTAATGAACCAGTAGGAATAACAGGTTTTAATTTAACCTCTCCATTATTAAGACCATCCTTTAAATCCTGTCCTGCATCAGACATATCTTTCTTAATAGTACCAGCCTTATCAGTAAAGGTTATAGCCTTATCTAGCATATCCTTTACTTCTTCACCGACTTCCGAAGTAAAGATATTCTGGAATCTAATCATATTCTCTAGGCTCTCATCTGTAGCTTCTTCCAGTTCTTTAACACCTCTAGTATAAGTGTCTAATCCTTCACCACCTGTACCAGCACCGCTAATCATCATTAAGTAACCTAGATTCCTAGTACCTTTAGCATCTGACTTCCTTTGCTTGTACTTCTCTAAATCTGCATATTCCTTAGTAGACGGGTCTAATAAACTCTCATATAGTTTCTGTGCTTCCCTAGCATCATTGATACCAGTAACACCTTTAGCCTTCATTACTTCTTGAATCTGTTCCCAGAAGTACTTACTTTTACTTTCCCTCTCTAAGATTTCCTTCTTGGATAATTCTATGTAAGTGTTATAGGCTGCTGTCCTTTCTTCATTACTAATACCCTTCTTAGTAATAAGGTATTCATAGTTATTTCTTTCTGCTTCTAATCTATCTGCTTTAGATTCACCAATAGCCATAGCCATCTTAGCATTAGATAAGGCTTCTGTATATCTCTTAGCTAGTCCGATAGCATTTAATATCCCATTCTCAAATACAGTCCAATCACCACTATATAAAGACGAAAAGAAGTTATCTACAGTAGTCTTAGCAGTACCTACTACAGTATTCCAGTCCTGCTGTGCTTCTCTGGAACTATTAACAACAGCATTAAATGCTTCCCCAGCAGTCATAGCTATACCTAGCACACCAGCAAATCTTCCTATAGTGGCTGTGATATTCCTTCCTACCTGCTGAAACTGTTGTACTTGTTGTGTGGACTGTCTTATGTTGTTATCGAATTGACTACTATTTAATAATAGTCTGGTTACTAAATCAGCCATATTTAATTATGTGTTGTATATTGTTTAGCTTTCTCTTTCAATCTCTTTATATCTTCATTACTAATAGATGTTTCTCCTATAGTATCACTATCCCAAGTAAACTGCATTATATCAGTAGGCTTTAACTTCTTAGTGCTGTTACATTGTGCAATTACATAAGCTATCATTCTAGCCTGTTCCCAGCTATTTCTGTCCTTCCTATGTAGATTGCTAATCAATGGTTCTAACTCATACATCTGCATCTTATCTAGTACATATTCTGGGTCTAGTCCACCTTCTATTACTAAGGCTGAATATATCTCCTTAGTGGTTAGGACTTTTTTTTAGCATCCGTATTATTAGTAATGAATAGCTGCTGCTTCTCCAGTTCCTTCTTTAAAAAGTTCTGGAACTCTACCATAATACCCATATCTTCATCTATGGCTTCTATCAGTTCCTCAAAGGTTAGTGAACTGTCTGGATTATTAGCCATTAAGACACAGTAGAAGAATAGATATTCATCTGTGATAGTCTTTAACTCAAATGCCTTACCTGTAATCTGTTCATAGATAAATAAGGCTCTAAGAGTATATTTCAGTTTGTAGTCTTGTCCTTTAATAGTCATATCAATAAGTATTAAATAATAAAGCCTTTACACCTCCATAACCTAGAGATATAAAGGCTTATAATTATGCTGTCTTTGTAAGTGCTCCAACACCTTCAAATGAAGCTGTAAATGTTGCATTATCTCCATTAGGTGCATTAGCTTCAAGTGCTGTAATAATAACATTACCCGAATAAGTTCCAGTAGTAGCTGGCAACCATCCCCCTTCTGGCACTTCATCTTTCTTTGTTGAATATTCTTTCTCTAAACAGAATACAGCCTTAATAGGTGTTCTGGCTGTCAGCTTATCAAATAACTGGTCAAAAGTCATACCTTCACCATCATTAGAATAAAGGTTCTCGGTACTACAGTTCCAGCTAATCTTTCTGGCTGCTTTAGCTACCCATTTACCACCGCTATCCTTAGAAGTGGTTTCTACTGTTTCTACATTTATACTTAGTTTGTGGCTAGTGGCAAATGCTATAGACTTACCATCTATAAATAGCATTAAGTCACCACCGTTAATTACTTGTCCTGCCATTTGTCTTTATGTTGAATGTAAGGTTCTGAATGAATGTATCTTCTATATAATCCTCATCTGCATTTGTCATTCTAATATCATATATGTTAATACCAGAATAGTTACCCTTCTTACCTTGTAAGGCATCTTTAACCAAGTCAGCAATTTCTATAGATTCATTGTACTTATCAGAAGCTATAACCACTTCCACATAAGTATCTTCACTATATATAAACCTATCCTTACTATCAGATGGTTCTATGCTTGTTCTTCTGTAAACAATGAATGGAAATGTAGTACCTGTATCAGCTATTAAAGGGTAAATTTTATGTCCTACACTATCTATAACCTTTGCATCATTACTAAGGATATTATAGATAGCTTTACCTACTTGTAAACTCATCGTCTGTTCCTATTAGCTATTCTCTGAATTGACTGGCTTATAAGGTTATCCATATTATCAAAGATTTCCCTTTCCTTATTGGCTTTAGCTGTTCTAAAGAAATGTGCTGCATTAATACTACCTCTATTGGCTGCTGCTCTCTGCCTTCTAATAGGATTCCGACCTCTAACAGATGCAGTATTACTACCAGTGGTTCTTCTAACTCTAGTACCCATTTCAAAGAACTTTAATCTAAAGTCCCCCATAATATGTACCTTAGCTTTTTCTCCGTTTCTATCAACATTAGCTTTGATTCCACTTATTAAGGTCTTACCATTCCACCAGTTTCTACTGGAAGCTGCCCTGCCTAAAGTCTGCCTTAGCTGTCTTTTAGTTTCACCGACTAAGATACCAGCACCCTTTCTTAAAGCACTTCTATAGACCTGCCTTTGCTGTCTACTAGTCAAATCTGCAAACATAGAAGTAACCTGTCTGGCATCTACTTCTATATTATTCATTTATCAATTCAGTTACTATAGTTATTGATTGCTTATATAATTCTCGGTTAATACTAAGAATCCTGTACTTATTGCCATTCCAAATAATTCGCATTTGCTCATTAACTTTGTGATATAGCCTTATAGTAAAGGTAACTGTATAGCAGTGGATTATTTCATTATTCTGGTTCTGTCTGTTTCCAGAATTATAAGTAATCTGCGCTCTGGTACTTATAGCATCCTTCCAGTCTATACCATTAGCCCCATATACATCTTTTAGTGTTATAGGTTCTTGTATGGTAATTGGATAATTTAATAGTCCTGCCCTCATTTTATTTCATAGTGTTTATAAAGTCCTATAAGATATTCATAACTATAAGGCAGTTTAACTACCGTACCAAATGCTACAGGCTCTCTATTAGCATATAAGTTACCTATCATTAGTAACATAGCGTGAATTATAGCAGGTGGTAAAGTACCACCTACTTCTAATTCATCTAAAGCTATGTCTAAATGTTTAGATACTGAATCCTCTGCTACAGCTATTAAGTCCAGAATGTACATATCATCTGCCCTAAAATCCTCATCTACTAGCAGGTGTTTCTTTGCTTGTTCTAAAGTTATATACATAGCTTACTACTTATTAAATAGACTATAATTAGGCTTTTAAAACCTTCTTCACAAAAGCATCTGCCCTTCTAGGCTTAGCATCAAAGTAAGCATTGATAACAAGTCTTACTTTACCGTTAGCAGCCTGTGTATATGGGTCTACTGTTAAATCAATTCCACCCCATTGACCGATAACCAAATCAGCGAAGTTACCATAAACAATACCCTTACCTGCAACAGCAGAAGTACAAAGAACTGGATAACCGTTTACCTCGTTACCTTCCATAATGAAAGAATTTTGATTCTTGGCAGTAGATTTTAATACAGCCTTGGCAGAAGGTGAAACAATAAACTTAATATCACCTCTTACATTCTTCTCACCTAATGCAGCTTCCATATTTACAAAGTCTGCATAAGTAACAGCAGCAGTATCAGCAGTTACACCGTTAAGCATACCAGCAGGTTGTGTAGCAGAACCAGCAGCAGTACCCAAAATAGTAGCTTCCAACTTATTAGAAATAGCTGATACAATATCTCTCTTTAGCATTTCTTCTGCACTATTAGAGTCTTGGATTAAGAACTGCTTAGATACATCAATGTAAGCAGTAAGTCTTTTAGGCTCTAGGTTTACTTCTGAGAATGTACCACCGCCATTAGAAGCAGCATCAACTTCACCAGCCCAACCTACATTTGAACCAGAATAAACAGGAATAGAAACATTACCTACAAGTCCTGTCATATAAGAAGCACCAGCCTGTGCCAATACTAAACTTGCTCTCAATGGTTCTAGAATGCCTAACTTATCTTCTGCTACATTCTCCTGTCCTGCTGTAGCTACAGTAGCTTTAATATCACCTCTTTCCTCGATAGGAAGTACAATCTGTCCGCTATAAGATTGACCTGCCTTTCTCATTTCAGCGATACCAGCAGTTACTACTTCCTGTGCTCTCTCGTCTAATTGTCTGTTATTGGCTACATCATTGATAGCCTTTAAAAGTGAAAACTTTTCCTTCATAGTATTAGTTGTATGTGTTGTTTGTTTAAGGTTATCTTCTTCAATCTTCCTAATCTGAATATCTATATCTGCCACTTCTTTAGTAAGTGCATCAAATTCCACCTGCTCGCCAGCATTTAGCTTTCTTACTTCCTTCTCAGCACCAGATATAATTTCCTCTGCTCTCTTTTGAAGCAGTTCCTTTTTGTCCAGTAGTTCTAAGGTGTTCATTAGTTTAACTTACTCCTAAGTCCAGCGAAGTAATCTTTTAAATCCTCGCTCTCTAAATCCTGCATCTTTCTTAATGCTATAGATGTATCTGGATATGCTTCCTTATATACTGGTGATACATCGAATAATTCTTTGAAGCTATTGATAGTTCTTAAATAACTACCATCTTCCTTCTTAGTCCAAGTATCTTTACCGATAGTAAAGGCAAATGAAGAAGTACTAATATCACCCCTTCTAAGACCTTCTAACAGTTCATCACCTAAAGCAGTGTTAGGTGCTTCAAACCTGTATTTAAGTCCAGTATCATCTATAGTTAATTCTAGGCTTCCAGTACCATATTTAGACCTGGCTAATATACCTCTATCCTCATTGTGATTCAGTAAGCATAGTATATCAGACTTTTCTAAAATACCTTCTAAGGCTGTAGGTTCTATTACTTCAGTAAAGCCACCTAAATCCCTAGACTGCTTACCGAATACTAAAGCATACCCTTCTACAGTCCTAGAATCCATCTTTACAATTTCATTACAGTTTCTTAGTTCTCTGTAACTACTCACCTATAGCAAGGGC